TCATACTCGTCTACCATGATAGGATCATAATTTCCTGGCTCATAAGCAACTCTTTGAGGTTCACCTGAACCACCTGCACCGCCCGCCATTTCTTTAAAATAAAATTCTTTAATCTCTTCGAGAGATCGTGGTTTACGACCTTTTCTTCTAACAAATTCTTCTACAACTACTTCAATATTTATATCAGGATTGATTCCTGAAGCCTGTCTCTTGTCTAAAGACCCAATGCCTCCAGGGGCTTTTATTTCATGTGGTAACATTAATTCCTCCTCACTTTGTATATCAAACATTTTGTCGTCTTCCACCGGATAATCATCTGGATCCGTCCAATCATAATCTTGTTTCCAGTTATACGGTTTCATTAATAATAAGTCCTTTGCGTCTTGACTACTTTTTCTTCTTTGTAGTCTTCTGGGTGGCTGATTAACCCGCCCTGTCTAAATCGCATTACGGCTTGTGTCATACTATCGACCAAGTCATCATGATCCCCGTACGGAAACGCTGCACATTCTTCTATTACGTCCTGAGCAAACTCCATTTCTTTGGGCGCCCATATTCGGCCACTCTCAAACAGAGGTGATACCGAGTTCACTCTAGTATGTTTATCGTTTCCTTTACTAGGTGTGAAATTTATAACAGGTATTCCCATTTTACGCAACTCATATGTTAGTGGGAGTCCTGAAGCCTTAGCCTCGACTATAACGGTCTCAGGATTCCAGTAACCGTATTGCTCCAGAGCAATTCTTCTGAGCTCAGGAAACTCGAACCTTCCTTTTAATGCATCTACTAAAATTAATTCAGGGGCGCTATCTTCGTTTGGAGTAAAAACTCCCCAAGTGGTAATTGCACTAAAATCCGCTGTTTCTTTTTTCATAAAAGCTGTATCATAAGATTGTATGACGTGTTGTAGGGGCGGCAACTCTTCATCTTCCCAATCTTTCCACCATTCCCTTTTAATTAAGGCTCCTTCTTCAGAAGTTGGGTTCTGCATGTATTGTGCATTCCATTTACTTCCAGGAATAGAGGCTTTAACCCCATTTAAATCTTTTAGACTCCAATATTCAGGCCAAACAGGTTTACCTGAGGGTAGAATTGCAGGGAACTCTATTATTTCCCATTTATCCGCTCTAGGTTCTTTTTGAGATCCAATTAAACGACCAGTTAAGTCTTTTTCATTCCATCTAGTCATTACCACAACAATTGAGCCGCCAGGTTGAAGACGTTGTCTAGGTCCTGATGTATACCACTCATAAGTTCTATCCAAAGCTTGTGCATTCATTGCATCTTGCTCAGTATGGGGATCATCAATGATTAATAAGTCTGCACCCCTTCCAGTGATGGCAGAACCAACACCGGCAGCATAATATTCTCCACCTTGTTGGGTTTCCCATTTCCCCGCAGCTTGAGAATCTTCTTTGAGTCTAGTTTTAAAAAATTGCTGATATTCTTCCGAATCAATCAGTTGTTTAGCCTTACGACCAAACCTAACTGAAAGCTCAGTGGTATTCGTAGATTGTATTATTTTTAATTTAGGATTCTTTCCAACCATCCATGCAGGTAAAAGAAAAGAAGCAAATTCAGATTTAGTATGCCTAGGAGGCATATTGATGATGAGTCTCTTGATTTTTCCCTCGGCCAGATCATTAAATTTATTAGCAATCTTTTTGTGATGGGATCCCTCTATAAATTCAGGCCAGACATGCTTTACGAAGCTTAGGAAGTCAGATTTAACCTTTATGCCCTTTTTCTTGTCTTTCCACTGATTCATGTAAAGAGAAAACTGTCTTCTTACATCCTCAGGTAGTTTTTCAAAATTCTTTAGTTTTTCTCTCTCTATCATAGCAAAATTTATCCACAAAATTTTTTGCAGAATTTTTTGGGAACTTATTAAGTATTTTAACGCTTTAAACGTATGAATCAAGGTCTAAAGTCAAAACTTTGGGACCCCTTTTTTAAAGGGGGGAAAAACCCATTATGGACGTTTCAAATTCCTGGATTGACTTGGTACCTCTATGGAAAAAATTTAGGCGGGCGCGAAAAATTTTGGGGGTGCAAAAAATTCAACCTATGATTGATGCATAAACTGCATGGCCTGCGACAATATGCTCCTATAATATCCCATGATATTACTTGACACACTACGCGTGGTATCTTGAAGCGTGGCGCATGGCGCCACGCTTCATGGTTGGACGAACTGTTATGTATTCAATGTGTACTCCTCGTCATTGTATTGTTGTTCTGTTATATCTCGTTCCTCGTTGGTACATACATTACGAAAGTAATAAGTTGATGTGTGTCTATCTTCTTCCCAACTATATCTCTCACGTTTAATCCAAGAGTTCTCAGGTGTCATTGCTTTACGTTCTCTTAATCTACCAAAGTAATCTATTGCCTGGTCCATGTTTTCTTTTGCCCAATCATTGTAACAACTTAAAGTACAAAAGTTTCCATTGCCATAATTGTAAGTTCCAACATTACGAGTTACATTTCTTTTGTTTCCTTTTGGTCCACGTTTCCTGTCGGTCGTGTCGTACATATGACACGACGGACCTTGACAAAGCTTACTCACTTTTTATCTTCCAACTATCTCTCGCACATCTATAATCATTCGCGTCGATATCAAAATAAGTACAAAGTAATCTGCCAGCTTTAGATGTCCAATATTTACATTGGTCATTCCAAAGCGCATTTCTTGTTATGTGCTTTTTATCGCTTGCTGAAAAATAACTAATAATAAAAGATTTGCCGTTTATCATGCAACCTCTCTTACGTTGTATTCTATTTGTCCTAACTCATTGTATAGAATGTAACTTACTTCTTTACTTGCATTTAAAGTTTCAAGAGCAACTTTATATCTTGTTGCTTCCTCTAAACTTTGCGCAACTTTCTCGATGTCGTATCTTGGTGCCAAGTTAGAGTATTTGCAACGTCTAACTACTAGTATTGTTTTTTCCATATTTCGTCCTTTTTGTTAGTTTGTTATTATGGGATAATAGTATCATATCCCATAATAAATGTCAATAGCTAATTTATTTGTTTTGCTTCGTATGCCTTTCTTAAAGCTATCTTTTGTTCTCTTGTTATTGTTGTGTTCTTCATACCCTTAATCATACTAGCTAAATTAACAGGATTATAAATAACAAGTCCTGTTGAATTAGTTCTGATTAATTCTGCTTCATCACAAGTGACACCAAGTTCTGACATTAACTCAACACCCTCACTTAAATAACGATATGCTTTCAACCCTGTTTTCATAGCTTCACATTGTTTCGTAATACTATCAATCCATTTTTGATGACATACTATTAATTGTCCTTTAGCTTGTTTTAACATTTTGAAGATTAAAAACTCCTGGTCAGTACAAGCAATCGTTCTTGACCTACAATGTGAAGTACCAATGATGTCTAACTCGTATTGCTTATCAAAGTCTTTAGCAATTCCGACATTATTATCTCGGTCATGATTATAACTAGAGTAGCCACTATAACCCAAAGCCCTATCATTTAAATCCATGTGCTTTGTTTTATGTGGGTTGTCATCTTTGCCATTTTGTTTTGCCAAGATGTCTGCGTCAAGGTCTTTTGCTTTTAACTCATCACGATAATAAGCATAAGCAAATTGCTTTCCACTTTCGTTGCGATAATTATTTCCATTATCGGTATCACCAAATAAACCAAAGTCAAAATGTTCTGAAACATTTTTATCTTCATCTTCACCAGGGTTTTCTCTTGCATAAGAAAAATAAAAGCATTTATCTTTTGCAACAACGTCTAAAGGTTCACCATATTTTTGCTTCAATGTTCTACACGTTTTAACATCTTCACTCGGATATGACCTTTCAACGACCTGGCGTGCAAGTTCAAAAGTTGATGGATAAATCATATCCACTTGTTCTCTTGCTTGCTTCATGGCTTCAAGTTCCTGTGTGTTTTCTTGTTCTGCACTTTCTCTATATCGGTTAAGAATTTTAGTTCTTAACTCGGTGTTCATACGTATCTTACTCATTGTTTGCCTTTCTTTATTATTTGCATTGGGATAATCCTATACTTGAAATGTGGCTATTTTAAGGCGCGATTTTTGCGCACAACCTGTGGTTGTGCTTCTTCTACTACTAACCACCATCCCCAGCCACCTGCCAAGTGTATAGGAAAAAATAGGAGATGTCAAGAAGTTTATTTTTTTTTATTTAAGCTCTTGCCTTATTTCTGCCTTAATTCTCCTATAATCTCTCAACTAGGCTCCTGAGGTATGAGCCTTAATAATAACTGCCTCAAGATCAGACCAAAGCCGGTGCGCGTATGTCGCGAAACGACGTTAAATATCGGGTTGCCGGCCTGATCCCTGATCCAATGGTCTAGGGGAGCATCGTACCCGAATACGGCCCATGAGAAATCATGCGCGATTGTTGGATCTGGGATCAGTAATCACGAAGTTAGGGCCGGCCTAAGAAAATAAGCACGCAAACGTTTTCACTGGTTACTGGTCCAAGGAATTTGATAAACAGCCGACCATAAGGCATGCCTCTGGCAGCCCTCTTTATCGGTGGAGTTTTGCCAGCGTTGCTGGGTTCCCTGATCAGGAAGCGCGCTGGTTACAGGATACAACCTCTGGTTGTAGGGGAAAAAATATTAAAAGCTCAGAGCCTCAAGCTTCAAGCTTGACAGTTGAGATGGGATAGTATAGGATTAATTAAAAAGGAGAAAAAATGAGTGAAGCAAGTGAAGAGTTAAAAAGAATAGCTGTTGCAATAGAAGAGATCTTGCGACTAGTTAAAAAAGATCAAGAAGACAGCGCAGCAAGACAAAGACAATGGGACAAGGAGAAAAAATGAATATAAGAGAAATAAAAAAAGGTGATAAGATCCTGCACAGTCACATGGGCAGCAATCCGCCAGTCTCTGGCATTGTTAAGGAGTCACCAATTGTAGGCCGGGGCATCCGCAGCACATTGCTGGTCGATGTTAAAGGTTCTGAAGTTGGTCTCTTCGATGAGATCGGATCCATCTATACCAAAGAAATATTGAAAGTTTTCAGAGATGATAACTGGTTACCTGTAGAGCATGCATAAAACTATAAACTGGAAGACCGGGCCCGCAAGGGCCCGATACAACCTGGAATTGAAGAAAAATAAAAATAATAAAAAGCATCAAGCAGCAAGCAGCAGGCGCCTTAAAAAAAACACAATTAAAAAATAATATGAATTTAGAAAGTATGAAAACAAGTGAAGCATGGGATCTGGTCGGAGGCCTAAGCAAGCCGTCAAAAATGCCTGGCTGGGCATATGGCCTGCCGGCTAAGGAATGCAAGACCGGCTCCAAGCTCCGAGCGGTCAAGGGCTCGACCTGCCATGGCTGCTACGCCTTAAAGGGTTGTTATGTTTTTCCCGTGGTGCAGGCTGCACAGTATAAGAGACTGGCAAGCATTACACATGAGCTCTGGACGGGGGCCATGACATTATTAATCAATAGTAAAAAATCAAAAGTTTTTAGGTGGCATGACTCAGGGGATGTCCAGGATGAAGATCACCTAACAAAAATTTTTTCAGTTTGCAGGTTAACGCCTTCAGTCAAGCACTGGCTACCGACGCGTGAGGCCTGGGTGAAGCACTTCCTGCCGCTGGCACCTGATAACTTAGTTATCCGGTTCAGCATGCCAATGATCAATCAACCTGCAGCGGGCGGCTGGGACAACACGTCGACAGTCGTAACAGCAGGCGCCACGTGTCCAGCTCCTAAGCAAAACAACGAATGCAAAGATTGTAGAAATTGTTGGAATCCTGAAATAAAAAATGTTAGTTATGGAAAACACTAAATGACTCACGTATTCAAATCACCGAAATTTTTTAAAGAATTAAGAGCTTCCCTGAGGAAGAAGGCTATTAGCCCCGACATGTCGACGGACATAGAAGGGCGTACGCCAAAAAGCCTCAAGCAGCAAGCATCAAGCTCTAAAGAGCCTCAAGCGTCAAGCAAGCATCAGGCAGGCTAGAGCACCTTGGTTCCAGATTCAGGCCGCAAGCATCAAGCTCCTTGATATTTTTTCCCTCATAAAGTTTTACACCCTTGTGTAAGGCACCAAGGGCCTTGATCAGAATGAAAGTGTTTTGTTTATGACTGAGGTGGAATGAGAATTGATGTGGTGAGAAGCGGACGGTGTTTCCCCTAGTAACTTTGAGCTCCACAGTGAAAAAGGTCCCATTAGCATTATAGCCCAATAGATCAGGAGTACCAAAAGATACAGAGTTTTCAATCCTTGTCCAGCAAATTTGTGGAGTATTTTTCTTAAGCTCATGCCAAAATTTTCTTTCTGGTTTCACTACTACACCTTCTTAATAACTTTACCCATCTTCCATGTTTCGGGAGTAACTGTAAACACCAGTCTATGAGATTCTCTTACACCTATTAATTTATTTTGCAAGAGTTTCATGCCATTGATGTCATAAAATTCTCCATTCGGGAGTAGAACTTGAACACGCGCTTGTCGCGCAACTTCTGCTTTACAAAACTTTCCTATAACTTGTCTTAATAACTTTCCGGTAAACATAGGTTGCTTTATAGACTAAGTTGTATTATATTTCAACCCATGGATCAACGACAATTTATAATGAAGAGAAAAGTACTTAATAAAGCCCAATGTAAGAGACTTATAGATGAGTATGAACACCGCAAAGCAGAGAAAGCAGGCGAACATTGTTATCATGCCCTTACTGGCGTAGACACAGAGTCTACATTTAATCTAGTTCACCTACTGCATGGAAGTGAGACTTTTCACATAGTACATGAGGCTATGAAAGGAATGATCGATGAATGGATGGATCATTTAAAAAAACTAAATTGTGTCTCGGTTAATATATTTGCAGATGAAGTTAACTACGCTCATATCTATAGATTAATGTGTTATGAAAATGGTGGTAAGCTTCACCCTCATATCGATGGTCATGACTTTGTTACAGCCAGCTGTACTATTCAGTTGAATAACCATTTTAATGGTGGACAGTTTAAATTCTTTAATGGTCAACACAAAGAAGACTTAAAAGAAGGAGAATGTTTAATCTTTCCCGCCGGTTGTTTTTGGATACATCAGGTCACACCTGTCACCAAGGGCAAGAGATATGCTGTTAATACTTTTCTCTGTTCTATACCAAATGAAAAAATGGAAAGACTTACACGAATCAAAAACTGGATTAAAGAAAAAGAAATTGAACCACATTATTTTGATGGGGACTGGGCTAGAAAATATGGCTCAGCTAAAATAAATAATCATTATGTTAAAACATTAACTCAGGAAGAAGTTAACGTACTTGGAGTGAAACATTTAAAGGTATGATGAAGTGGGATGGCAAGTCCAGAGTGGCTAATGATAAATACAGAAAACGATTTGATGAAATCTTTAATCAGGCAAGAAAGTTTGTCTACAAACAACACAGGAAGAAAAATGGGACTACCAAAAAGGCTGACTGAACAGCAAATGAAATTTGCTAACGAGCTTATAATAAATGAAGGAAGAGAAACGTCTACGCAGTGTGCTATTAACGCAGGGTTTAGTAAAGACTCGGCGCGCCAATACGCAAGTAAATTACAGAATCCAAAACTTTATCCACTAGTAGTAAAACACATTGGAGAGTTAAGAGAAGAATGGCAAAAGAAATATGAAGTAAACTATGGAAGACACATCGCTGAGTTAGGAAAGATTAGAGCGGAAGCACTTAAGAAGGGTGCGTGGTCAGCGGCAGTAAACGCTGAAGTAGCTCGAGGAAAGGCGGCGGGTTTGTATATTGAACAAAAGATAATCCGAACTGGTAAGCTAGAAGACTTAACCACAGAAGAGTTAGAAAACAGAATGAAACAAATAATAGATGATTATTCTCCGATCCTAGAAGGCGTCGGAGTTGAAGAATTAAAAAGCAAAGTGAGACGTAAACCAAAGTCAACTGAAAATAAATCAAAGAAGGATCCTCTCCATCTTAGTGATGCATCCAATGGGAAAGACATTCCGGTCGGAGAATAGCTCATCATTCTCCTCGAAACTAGCAAACGTCCAAAGATTCTTTCTATCTTTTTTAAACACATAACCGTGCGTAATCATTACACTTGTTTTAAAATTATTGAACTCATCTAACGTGGCGTGCGAGCTGTCCCCCGTGATGTCGGTCCACGTTATTTTATAAAAATAGTAACGTTTCTTCTTAATTATAATATGTTTGTACTTAGATTTCTTTGATGTCATGCTTCCTTAGTAGTTTTTATACCTAAAAATGCTTTTGAAAAAGCATTTTCATGTGCGCGCGAAGGGTTTTTCCCTGAAGCAGCGTGAAGCACAATGAAGCAGTTGTGAAGCATACTATTAGTCAATGATACCAACCATAGTAAGCCATTGTCACATTGTAACACCCTCTTCTCCCGATTAAAAAAATATTTTATCATTTACCTAAATTAGATACTATGGTAGCGATCAACCCTTCTTAAGAATTCCCACATAAAACCTTGAAATTGCTTATCTTTTACTATAAATCGCTGTACTTCACCCCCTTCAACGCTGACTAAGATCACACCTTGTTGTATTTTAGTACCATGCATTAAGTTGTGGGCCATCGCGTAGGCTGCCGCCTGAACATAGTAATCTTTTACAAGACTCTCTGTTTTACGCTTGTTGGCCTGTTTAAAATCTAATATACTTTCGCGTCCATCATAAATACCTATCACATCAGCTGCGCCACCATAAAGACCATCATAACATAGCATCATTTCAGTGCCCCAGACCTCCGTTAAGGCCTCTAGAAGCCCATCATCGATCAATGCCTGGGCCATGGTCCCTGCTTCCTGACCCATGTCTGAGAGGTCCATATGGGGCTTCCCAGTAATCACTCCTTCAAGGATTCTATGCATAATTGTACCACGCTTGGCTGCATTATCACGAATTTCGTCCGCTCTCTTATCACCGACATTTTGTCGCCATCTTTCGAGCCCTAGTGTTTTACCATAATCTTGGGTCGCTTGTAGAATAGTCGTCACACTTGGAAGCTTCTCTCCAAAATAAGTGTAATGCCTACCAGCGGGAGTAGTAACTCTATTCTCTTCAGGGATTAAATATTTAAATTTATTCTGTATTATCATTTATAGTCCTCCAGACTAAACACATTATCATCGGAAAATTCCGGTTCGTAATGATCTATTATTTGTTCTAACTTATGCAATTTCACCTGAGCGTATGGCCATATCAGTTTAGCAACTTGATAGGCATCTCGGTGACTACACCTCCAGCGCCATTGATCTTTCCAATGAGATTTAGAACTGGGAGATTTGTTTTTAACATTGAGTTTAAGAGTTCCACATTTAACTAAGTCATATACCCATTCCATAACGGGTTTGTCAGTCATGGACATCTCCAAAGCAATTCTCCAAACTTTATAGCGTTTTGGCCTGTCTTTACGTTTTGTATCTAAATGTTGTTTATAAATAACACAACCTTCACCATCAAATAGTCCAGCCATGTAGGCAGCATCATTTGGCGTCATTCTTCACCCACTTTCCTCGATAGACGTATCTCCTACGCTGAAGAGGATAGCCATTATCTTTACACCATTGATCAGCGTATTGTTCAATTCGTTTAGATTCTTCTTGGGCACCACCGTGCTTAGGTTTCTTTACTCCATTCTTTCCAACATGCATTTATGGTCCCCCATGTGTTGTGTTCTATATCCGAAATAGGTTAGCGCAAAAGCAATCTGATCCATTCCGTATTTAAGATAATCGTCGAATACCATTCTACTCCCAACCCTTGATCGGTTGGCAAACCAGATGGCTTCAGTAAAAACATCTTTGGTCATGTGAGGTCCATCTAAATGAACAAAATCAAATGGTACCTTGTGGTCGTACCATGCTCCCATAAATTCAGTATCTGTCATGTGAAGATATTTGTATTGATGGTAAGGAAGAAAATCCTGGACCATCTGCTTCATCATTTGAGGTGAATAGTCAGCGGTGTAGGCCGGCGTATTGTCGTAATGTTGGTATTTTAAATCATCGTAAGGATCAACGCCTACATGTTTAAAGTTAATTCGTCCCTTAGGTATTCGTTTTATAATTTCGTCTAGAATAATTTTGGAGCCTAAGCCTTCCCTGACTCCTATCTCACAAGTTAGTATCCGATCTGGCCACGGATCCGTGCTTAGTTTTAACTCTCTCACCCATTTGGCCAGTAAGTCATAGTCACTACTGTCACCTTGGATGGTCATTTACTTATTCCATAGCTAAACCTTAGCGCCGTTACAATTGGATTGTTGAAACCCTGACCTGTTTGGCATGCTACCAACAGAGTGCAGAGCATTAAAAAGATGATAGTTTTATGTGGCATCATAGTCCTTTCGCTCTCAGTTCATCGAGGGGTCCTTCTAGTTTAGTGATCTCCCCCTGTGAATCACACATTGTACATTGTACAACAATTTCTTTTTCTTCTCTAGTATCCTTCTGAACTTTGATGTAACCGTTACCAAAGCATCTAGGACAAATCTGTTGTTCCTTCATGTATCTTTTCCCTCACTTTCTTCCTAACATATAGGTGGTCAAAACCAGCTAGCTGGCACACCATTTGGAAATCCCTACTAGGTTCCAGAAAATAATTACGTGCAGATTCTTTTGATAAGTGGCTGTAATAATTCTTATTAGCCCACACACTGCCGCCATTAACTCCTTTCCCCATTGCATCTTCTAGAGCTACGATTAAAACGTTTCTCCAAAGACTTCGAATAGGATCCTTAAGTTCTTCGCCTTCGCTACTTGCTCTTGGAAATACGCTTAATTTTGCCATTCAATTTCTTCGCTTTCTCATCTACTAACATTCTAATTACTTGCGCTCTACTAAGTTTGACCCCTGGGGCCAGAATCTGAGAGAGTTTATCAATTATTGCATAGCAACTAAGATCGACTGCAAGACTTTTATATTTACTTATGTCTGTCATTGTTATATCCTTTCATTTGTATCAAATGATATAGGATATTTATATAAATTTTCAAGGACTGTCAATGATAAAGTTTACATTAATAATATGGGTGTGCTCTTTTTTAGGGGCTCAACCAGCTTGTTTACCCCCTATGCAGTTTCCCAAGACTTTTGACAGCTGGTATGAGTGCTCAAAAGCGGCCCATACAGAGGCAGCCATGTTGCTGTCCAAAATGGGTTATAAGTATGTTAATGATAATAAGATAGCTATGAGTTATAGCTGCAGAGAAGGTCCCACTATCTAGCTCTTCCTTGGCCCACGTAATATTTAAAATTACGCCTTTCAGATTTATTCATGTTTTTTTTATGACGTCCTATCTTTTTGCGCGTTCTATCACGATAGGTATTGACTCCGTACGTTCCTTTAGCCATTCTTTATTTCAGGTTTGTTTTCCGGTACATGGGTCTTAACATTAAAGGGAATATATTTTATAATGCCATTTATTTTTTGTTCAAGATCAGCACCACAAGTGATACATCTATAGAAATCTCTCGCCACCGATACTAGCATAGTATATTGATGACATGTGGGACATTTGCCACTAGTAAGCTCGGCTTTAAGAGCTTCTCCTCTTTTAAAGAAGTCAGTCATTAACAACCGGTGTAGTGAGCATGTAATAAATATATCACTGCTACCAGAACAAAGATTCTGTATTCGAATGCATATCTATTAAGCCAGCAGTCCACTGTGTGTATTATTTTTTTGATTTTATTTAACATATCTATCCGTACTTAATCCTAAGATTGGTTTGTACTCTGTTTTACCAGATTCGGCTTTAATTGCCATCAAATATTCTTTCCTATTTAAATTTATATCTTTATTGTAACTCACATGTACCCATCCAGAGTTGGGCTCTCCAGGCTCAAAATATTCTAATATAAGCTGGTCGAACATAAGATTCTCTTTAATCCAATCAGCTACTTTAGCATTAGAAGTGCCAAAAATTTCAAAATCCGCCGCCTGGCCACGGCAATGTTGTGATTTATCTGAACTGCCTATTTTACGCGACAAAATAGGGTCCCTGAAGCCTGATGAAATAGACACGACATCGTCAAAGTGATCTCGAATAGGTTGTAGGACTCTTTCACAGAGCAACCTGAGATTCTCAGTTTGGTCTTCGTTAGGACTATTATTAAGCCCCATACGTTCGGCCGTTTGGGATTTAGTCAGTTCCGCTAAACAAAAGTTCTTGGATAGTTTCATTGTTCTTCCTCCTATTATATTTTTTCTTGTTCTTAATTACAAGCATTCTGTATCGGGGTTGTCTTAGCCATTTTGCTATAGAATTTCTTTTTTTAGTAGCGCGATTCTGCTTCATAACTATCGCTCTCATAACCATGATCCAGAACTTCTATAATACGTGTACGAGCTACGGTTTGCCCTTTTTCTTCTATGTACTCTACTTTTGCTTTAATATTTGCACCGCATTTAAATTGAATGCGCTCGGGCTCGATCGTACGCATCGCGATCCTCTTCGCTTTGAGGCAGTCGCCCATCGATTTTTGGTATGTATGCTCGACTAACTCTCCATTCATGAAGAGACAAAGTGCTATGCATATAATTACTTCTTCCATTAGTGAGTACCTCCATTAGCAAATTCTCTTTGTTTATCTTTTAATTTTTCCACATCTGATTGTAACTTATCAACAGCTTTTTCTAAAGCTTTTATATTAACTTCATTGTGTAACATACCATCAATTCTTATTTGTTGCTTGTCAGTTTGTTTATATAATTCTTCGATCAACATAAATTGTTCTGAATCAGCGGGGTAAGGATCCGAGTAATCCACGAGGCCATTTTATTCTGAACTCTGAATTCATTTCGAGATCCTTCTCCATAATTTGTAGTTGAGTTGTGTGTGTATTTAATTTTTCCTGAATGGTGAAGAAAGCCCAGGTCCCGATCGCCACGAGGGCGATGAGGCTAGCTACCGTTTTCATAGGCATCTGAACTTTTGCTTCTTCTGAAATTGTTAAGGGTTGTTTAGACATTCATTATACCAAAAGTACTAGAATCACCATTAGGACAATTATTAAAGCCTGCACCGCTTTTTCTGTTGCTTGAATTCTTTTCCTTGCGTTTCTTCTTGTCCGAAAAAGCTTTAACGTTCTGTACTTCATTAACGCCCCCATCAGTCATACTAGTTACAATTGTCTTTACTTAAGTCCGCTGGCATTTCACCTTCAGTAATCCAAAACCAAGATGAAATTTTAGTTCCTTCTTGTGTATAAGTGCATTTCTGCCCCACTGCGCAGGCATTTAAAGTGAATAATATTACCAGTATTAAAAATAGTTTATTCATATTCCTCCATTATTGACATGAATCGCATTCGCCAGTGTCATCTACAACGACTCCACCAGTCTTGCTGACTTCGTTTTCATAGGAAATGTCTGTACCATGTTCCTTTAGGTTTGTATAGGTTCTTTTGCTGTTGCATTTACAGTTATCGCAAGGACATACTCCATACACATCGGTATGAAATTCATCCTTACAATGACATTTACAGTTACATTTTTTACAGTTACTCATCTTTGTTTTCCTCAATTTTATAAAAATACCTATCGGTATCTTCTGTCTTCCACTTACCGGTGTCCTCTACATTCCAATCTGAAGTCTGCACCTTCCAATCGGGGACTTCGTCTCTTACTGTGAATGAAGGTATATCCCAAAGGATCCGATTATTAGGTTGTGCTGCATAATTTCCATTCTCTAGGGCTAGAATGTGTGCGCATTTATGTTCATGCGGTACTTCAGAATGATCCGTATCTACTATATTACTCTCTGGATGTGCCCAGTCAACTGTAAAAAGATATGCACCTGGGTAGGTTTTCTTATCTTTTCCAAAAAATTTTCCAGATTGGCCGTCTAAGATATCAAAAAGCAAAACGCTAGGATAATAACTAAAGCAATTCCATAGCTCCAGCTCATCAAGTCGCATCCGAGGAACTTCACTTGCTCTAAATCCTCTTTGAATGAACGCGGAGATAGGGAGCCTATAGAAGACCGCGCCGTTTTCCATGATTGCATGAAAAAGGACAGGACGCCCTGTAATTGATGCCAGGCCAAATATAATGCAGTCTTCAACTTCTCCATGATGTTCTTTAAGATCATAAAGATATTCTCTCCTGATCTGTGAATAGAGCACAGGGATGTTTGCATTTAGATAGGCCATGGGTCATACAGTTCCTAGTTTACTAAAAAATATATGGCAATGATTACTACCACAGCAGCGGTAGCTATCTTCGGATTAGCTTGTGCTAATGCCCATACTTGTTTTATTTTGTTCATAAGTTTTCTCCTTATTTTTCTCTTATTATATCTATATTTTTACCATAAAACAACGCCCATATGTGATGATTGGGTTGGTGTTTTTATAGTGTTTTAATACTTTGTTTAAAGGAATAATAACCTGCTCTTCACAGAAAGCATCATCCCCCATTAAATAGCCTCCTACTTTTAGTTTAGGATAATAAGCCAGAGCTTCTTTATAAGCTTGATCCTCGTCCAGCATGGCATCAAAGAATATAAAGTCTAGACTTTTATCTTCTATGTAATCTATTGTGTTCTTGTTTAAAGAATCCCCTTCAATTATTACTACCTTGTCCTTCATCCCTGAATGTTTAATTCGGTGAAGTGCAGTAAGCTTATTATATTCGGCGTCTTCATCAGACACCGTATATACAGGTTGATAATTTGGTTCTCTACTTAGATAATCAGTGTAGCCCTTCCAGTGATCTACACCGTATAATTTTTTTATACTGCAGTTATGTAGGATGGTCATTAAACTTTCAGCTTGCAGAACTCCTAATTCTAAACCAACTAAATTTTCGCCTAGAACATTGATAGCCATAATTAGATTTCTAACGTCAGCTTTGTCATGATCTTTAAAACTATAGGTCATTTTCTTTTATTTCTCCCCAACTTGGCCCTGATTCATAATCAACCTTATTAGGAATTTCTAACTCAACAGCACTCTCCATAATTTCTTTTATTTTTTTAACCTGAGCTTCATCTTTAATAGAAATATCTAGCTCATCGTGAATTTGAATGTGAGAGACAATACCTTCTTTCCATAAATCTAACATTGCTTTCTTCGTCATGTCAGCCGCTGATCCTTGAATTAGTCTATTTAAAGATTTATAGGTGAAGGCTCTTCGCGAACTATTTTGATGCCAATAATTTTTTTTGGGTTTGTTATCTTTATCTTTTATTATTTCCCCTTCTTCATCAATTAAATAAGGCCCCATTGCCTGCAGTTCCAACATTCTTTCTTGATCCTCTGCTGGTACAAATTTACCCCAGTCTATTCCTCTTAAGATAGGTTCATACCTAGGAAATCTACAACGTCTTCCTAATAAAGTTTTAATTTGTCCCTTGGTAGACGCAATATTCATTAATGTATTCATGAGTTGTTTTACAAACGGAACTTTTAAATGATATCTATCTGATAGCTCAGTTGCTTTTTCTTTTGATACCCCAAGCTCAGCTTGAAGTTTTGCTTTACCCATTCCATAAAACAAACCTAAATTAATAGTCTTGGCCTGTAGTCGGGGAATGTCAGCCATGTCAGCTACAATTTGATGAAAGTCTGTTGCCGGCTCTGTATCATATGAATCTGCAATTTGATTAACAGAAGGTAATCCAAATTTTAAAGCATAGTGTGCAACCAGTCTCGGCTCTTGTTGTGAGTAGTCAAAACATCCCCAGCTGTGTCCTTCTTCTGGAATAAATAAACTTCTTATTAAAGGCCCTGTTTCTGGATCCCGTGCTGGAATTTGCTGTAGGTTTGGATTAGAATATGAAAATCTTCCCGTTACAGTTCCACCTTGATCAGATCTAATCTGATTTATATCTGCATGTATTCTACCTTTGTGTTCATGTTCTAAGATTGTATCAATAAAAGTTGTACGGACCTTGTTTATTTTTCTTGCCTCTGCTATCATGCGAACTACAGGATGTTCATGAGAGGAAAGGAAATTTTTTGTAAATGAAGGAGAGTCAGTCTTTTCAGTACGGTCATAAGGTAGGTGGAGTTTTTGAAAAACTTTGGCAATCGATCTTGCTGCCCATATTTGAGGCTCTTCTCCTGTTTCTTTTTTTATTTCTTGGATTAACTTTTCTTCTTGGGATGCTAGCCGTGTCTTCAGTGTATGAGCTTTGTCAACGTCCACTCTCACTCCGAGAAATTTCATGTCGACCAGGCAAGGAAAAAGATCAGTCTCTAGATTAAATATCTTTTGTAAATCTTCTTCAACTATTAATTTTTTCACACGTTGCCATAATTCAAATGTTAACTCAGCATCTTTTTCTGCATAGGCACCTACTACTAACGCTGGTAACTGCCACATATCTTTTTTAGGATCGAGTCCTCTTTCTTTCGCCGCATTAATTAACGCAGTTTCATTTTTACCTTTATCTAAGTATACCCAGGACAAAGTATTAAGTGTAAAAGAGTACCTATTCTCATCTAGAAGAGAAGCCGCAATCATTGTATCTACCACTAAACCATTGATTTTTAAACCTAAACTACGTATCCAACATACGTCGTACATTGCGTTGTGAAATATTTTGGTAGCTGGACAACCTAGAATATCTTTAAACCAGTCTAAAGTTTTCTTTCTATCTGCATTAGGTCCTTCTGCATGTGCGATAGGAAAATACCAGGAGCCTGTTTCTACGGCCACTGCTATACCTACTACCTCACCTCGACCCACAACAGCGCCTGATCCTTTTGTTTTTAAATCAGGGTCTTTAGTTTCTAAGTCAATTGCAATTTCAGGATAGTTTCTTAAGTCTGGATACTCATCTGGTGCTACCCATTCAGTTTGTAATAAGTAAGGAGGTATTTTCATTCATAGTCCCTTTCAATAGCCATCTGACAATAATGAATAGCCTTCTCTAAATCTTGTTTTTGTCCTTTCTGTTTATGACGACATAAATATTTTATGGCGTTTCCCTCCGCAAAGGGAATATTATTTTTATTAATAAATTCTGAGGGTTGTATCGTCATTGAGGCATAATGATCACCACCAATTTGTTTTTTATAAGCTTCACTCATAATATGTATTCCTTTCGATGTACTTTCGAAACTAGTTTATATAGATTAATTCTTGCTCTCGTACTGCCCACGTACCATACTCTATGCTCCTCATCTTGTTTGTCAATGCTTAATGCAATTCCCCCCTGAACTTTTCTTCCTTGATGTAAGGATAAAATTACGTTATCTTCTTCACCACCTTTCGCCGCATGAATTGTAGAAACAAATATTCTAGCATTCTCATTTAATTTTTCATTGTTTGATAATAAATTTCTGATATATAAACTATCTTCCTGACTAGCCTGCGTGAATGCTTCGTACCATTCTTTTTTTACATCCCATTCTCCTTCAGGGGTGTATTCTCTTATTTCCGCAATATCTTTTGCCTCAAGTTTTTCATCAAAGCGCCAGTTAGTATAAGACACCGCTGCTTTATAAAGACTAACCTTAAAACTTTTTCCTTTATTACTCTGGTAATATAAACCTTTTCTCCTCAGCTCTTCCATTATTTTTAATAAATTATTTTTTGTTCTGCTTAAGATTAACCACTTACCTTTTGTAAGGTCTACTTGTCCTAAATTAGAGATATGAGACGCAAGACCCTCTTGCGCTCTAGGGAAGTAATCTTTATGTTTCCTGATGCCTGATATCCGACCCACTATTATTTGTGATTGTTCCTGGACAGCTTTTGAAACACGTCTAGAATATCTTAATACTTTTTCTTGAGCCGGTTCATTTATAAATCTATTTACATCAGCTCCAGCCCACGCAAAGATGGCTTGATCATCATCGCCCGCTAAATACATATCTCCAGTTTTTTCTTTTAATACGTCATAAAGTTTCCATTGTAATGGGGATAGGTCTTGGGCTTCATCAATAAAGACGGCTTCGAATGTAGGGAATTGAGGGGTATCTTTTAATTTAATAACATCCTTGATGATGTCATTAAAGTCTCTTAACTTATTCTTCTCTTTATATTCTTTAAGGTTCACCTCTATGTTTCTTAAGGTGCTCCATTCTATGTCTTTGCGATCATGTTCATTGCGATCAAACTCAACTCTCACAGAATTGTTTCTATTTATTGCTCTTCCAATTAATTGGAAGTAAGGATTATTGCAGGTTAAAAAATGAGTCTCTTCCTCGTTGTAGGCGTCAGAAAAATTAACTCTTATTCCTAATTTTTTCCCCAAGTCTGCATAGTGATAGGGCTGCATTATGTTTTCTTCTTTTAACCCCAAGAGATGAAAACCGAAGGCATGTAGAGTTTGAAAATAAGGTACATCTTTTTCAGACACACCTATTCTAGAGCGGGCTTCACCCGCAGCCTTTCGCGTAAAAGCAAAGTACCCTATTTTATGGTAAGGGACCCCACACCTGCGATAGGCTTGAGCTCTTCTTATTAATCTAAAGGTTTTCCCTGTACCAGGTGGACCATAGATTTTATAAACCCGAGCCATTCTTTTTTTTAGTTAGAGAGTCTCCAAACTTACCAGCATAACCATATGTTCCATAGTGCACTACTTCTGAATTTAAATTAGCCCACATTTCAAAGCCAGCTGCTTTAGTTAGATTGCAAAAACTCACATCTTCTCCTTCCCATAAACCAATCTTTGGATCGAAGCCTGTATCAAAGAAATTAAATAAATATTTATCCCCTACATCTTTTGGAATACCATTAAAATGTTTTATTTTTAAATCCGGATGAAGCTGCATTAATTTTTCAAAGACTCTACGATGAATCAATGTTAATCCAGCAGGGCCTTTAGCTATCTTAGTGATTCCAAAGGGTTCTACATTAATATTATTCTTATCTTCAAAAGCTACAGAATATTTAACAGAAATATCCTCTGTCTTTTTTCTATAGGGTGTACATATAAAATCTTTCTTAGTTACTAACATTCTTGCCACTGCATCCGGTTCAAATTGAACATCTGCATCAACAAATAATAGATACTCATACTTAGAATCTAAGAATAATGCGGCTAATATATTCCTTCCATAACCTATGTAAGGGCATTTAAATGTACTAATGTTCATCTTAATGCCACTGGCAGTCATCTTATCAAATAACTTTATTAAAGATAAACATGTTGCAGTATGCATGGTATCATAAGTAGGCATACACACGTATACTTTTGGTGGTGGGTCTTTCTTATTTTCGATTGGGGAAGCTCCCCAGCCGGCGTCTTTATTTTTCATACTATATCCTCCTTGTTTTCTATTTGTATGAGTTCGTCGGGTGTTTCTTCCTTGGCTAAGTCTAGCTTAGGAACTTTTAAACAACGTAATGGGGGAAAAGATTTTGTATTTTCTCCTTTTGGAAATCTTTTTTGAACTCCAAACTCTCCTTTAAAAATATTTTTTATCATAACTCCTGTACGAGAGCTGTCTTTCCTCCATTCAAACCTTCTTATGTAATCAAAGAATTGATCAAAATCAAAATAATAAGAATCATCTTCTTCTAATACTGCACCACTTTTAAATGCTGCATAGGTTTTAGCCTTAGGCCCGTTGACATATTCAGTTAAATATTTTTTTAGTATGTCAACGGGACTTGTACCCACCGGCGGAGCTAAATCTTCCGGTGGATACAAAGAGTCTAATATTGGTTGAAATTCAGTTTGCTTTATGACAGGCGGACAAATACCGGTTTGGGCTGCAATAAGTGATCTTAATTCTCTCATCTCTGTTACTTTTTTAACATCTTTAGCATGGACCTGGACTGTTTTGCTAGTAGATACTTCTACATTGAAATAGAACTCGGGATCTGGTTTATAATTAATTCTAACTAAACCTGAGATCAGTGGCCACGCATTTTTTCTACCCACACTGATTCCAAATTTTCTTTTTACACAAGTTGCTTTTGCACAATAGTTGCTTATAGGTTCCGCGTTACATTGATGACCCGCTGTATCTTTTTTCCAATATTTAATTTTTTCTTTTACTTTCTCGTCTCCCCACACTTTATCGTACTGAATATAATCTCTCCCTGCTTGTAGGACAGCGTCTTCCCATGAGTCTTTATATTTCTTTTTTGCAAATACCATGTACTCATACAAGAATCTATCTCTTCCATCAGTTAGTTTTTTACCGGACTCCATTACTTCCTTACAGATCATTTGGAGACATGGAGGACCATCAGCTAATGCTTCTGGACCACCTGTAATAACTTCCTTTATTTTTGTGGTGGCTATTTCTTTTAATTGTTCTAGGGTTAGTAAATTGTTTTCTATGACATTCAAACCGTCTTTAAGCTTTAATATAGTACCATCAGGTAAATAAACTCCACTATCTTCTAGGGGAGCGTACGGCAGATTTATAAACTGCCCAACTTGTTTGGCGCCCGCAGCTGTTAATCCTAATTTAGTTTGTTTAGGATATATTTCTGTCGTCGCTTTTAAACCAAATATAAATAAAAATGAAGATAAAAACTCTCTAATAGCAGACGCTGAGATAGGTTTTGTGGTAAATACAAATATATGTAGTCCTCCACTTTTTGATTTAATAGGTACAAGGGGTAGGTTTTTGTCTTGAATAATTTTTAAATATTTTTGTGGTGTAAAATCTGTATAATTGTTGGGGTCAATATCTATAGCACCGAATGAGGCGTTACCCTGATCATCACAGGGTTGAATGCCCATTCCTACATCCCCTGTTAAGTGTTTAACATAATCCTCGTCTGTAATACTTCTATGTTTCCATCCATAGGCCTTGTCTTCATCTCGAAATTTTATTTTACCAGTCTCTGGATCAGGAAATCCTTTGAGTATTTCTCGATAACCAAAATCTCTATCTAATCCTTTAAAAAAATCTTTAAACTCTTTCATAAGCTCCTTTATATTTTTAGGGCGCCTCTACTCTCGCTTCAGCGCCCCTGTTGCAACCCGGTCAGGATGGATTGCATTTATTCTCTTGCGAGAATTATACAATATCTTTTGCTTTCTCCGCTGGAGCGTATTTAGGTCTCGTCACACCTTTAGAAACTTGTTTCTGAAGTTGTGCTGCCATTTCATACATCCCGGCATCCGCTGTTTCACCAATATTAAGATTTCTTACTCTTGATGGTCTGTAAACATGCCAGCTTTTACTTCCTGATGTTTTACCCACTGTTTTTAAATTATATACAGCTGAGTATGTTGCAGGATTGAAAGAACCTTTTTCATCTGTAACTCTTAAGTTTTTAATCAGATTATTAAGTTCCCTAGCTGGAGATAAGTTAGATGATCTCATTGGAATCACTGCAGGTTTTAACTCTTTATCTACTAGTGCTAGTACATAAAAATATGCAGTCTTCTCAACGTAGTTACCGTTAGGTAATCTATATCTACCATTTCTTTCCTCAATAGCATCCTTTGGAATTTCTAAGTGAACTCCAACTGGAGCAGAAGCACTATCGCCTCTCTCCTGCCATTCAGGAAATCTAGTTTGTGAGTGAGCGACAATAATATTTAAGCCGTCTTGCCCATTAATCAGTTTACCAAATCCAGAGGCATATATCATCCCTGGTTTAGAACCGGTTACATGTTTGGCATCTCTCTCGTTACACTCAGGAGATAATTGATGTAGAATTTTTAAAATTGGCGTTGATACGTCATCCGCTTTAATTTCTTCTGCACCCTTTCCCATATCTGCTCTGAGATTTATTGTTGCCAATGCACCTGCATTGGTTTTCTTTGCTACTTGACTTTCCATTTTTACTCCTTTGTTAGTCTGTTAGTTTAGTAGTCTATTTGGTTTTTATTTTCGTTTGATTTCCTTCAAACGTGCGAAATAACTCCGCAGGTATACTACCACCGCGCCTGTGATAATCCTCCAGAGTTATTCGTAATGATCCTGGATGAACAGCAACTTTACGTTCCGGTTCATAGCCTTGACCACGTGCAAGGGAAGTGTATTGCTCCGCCTTGTTATCTTCTTCCGGACCAAAACGTACTGTGATTTCATTTTTCACAATATCGCCCAAGCCCTTTTCTCGAAGCCAGTTGTGTGCGCTTTCTTTTTTATCTGCAATAATAGCAGCACCAAAAATATTTTTAACACTAATCTCAGAACCATCTTTTAGTTTCAAGGTACTTAGATTCATTTCATTCATGAGATCAGGAATGACAATATTAGAATAGTATTTTTCTCTTTCTTTTAATTCTTTTGTTTTTGAGTCTTGATTAGAAATTTCTTGCTGAATAGATTGGAATGTAGCAATCTCTGTCGTTAGTTTTTGTGGGTCAACGTTTGCAACCTGATTAGGTGCATCTTTTCTTAAGTCTATAGTCATATTCTTTCCTTTCTCTTTTGATTATCATCTGTACCCTTACTTGTTAAATTGACTGGGCAAAAGTTACCTGTTTTTCCTTTCTCAGGCAATGGTTCTAGTTGAGTTAATTTTATTTTTGAAGTTTTTCGCCAATCCTTAATACTTGTTTTCCATTTTTTCAAATAAGCCACTGTGTCTTCAAGTGCAAATTCTGCTCCCATTCTTTTTTTTACTACATAAACTCTTTGTAAAATAAGATTAAGCACTCTATCTTCATTTCTTAATTTACTCAGATTAAATTGAATTCTACTAAATTGTAGACTTTTTTCTATAAATTTTTGCGGCGGTGCATCTTGTCTTAGATTTATACTCATATTCTTTCCTATATATATTTATTAATTTAATAATCTTTATATATAGGAGAATTTTATATTGTCAACCCTTTTGATGAATATTTATTTCTATTGGATAGTAAGTTTTTTCTTGACGGTCCCACTTTAATAGCTTGTATTGACCATTAGTTAAATCTGATACAACCGAACATACAACCCCAATAATTGCAGGGTCTCCGGACAATAAAAGGTAGTCTTCACTTGTTATATCTTTTAATAACGTTTTAAGTTTTTGAATTAAAGGACCTGGGGACAATATCATTTGTGAGAATTCTGGTAAGAGGGTCACAATTTCGCCATATTTCTGAGCTCCTAAAATATTATATTTAGGTTCCCCCTTTGTGGTTCCTGGTATTTCTTGAATTAGATATACTTTACTCATTGACTTTTTACTTTCATAATATATATACTATTTTTAGAAAGAAAAGCAAACTATGTTTTATAAGTTTAAGACCAAACCGTATGCCCATCAATTAAAAGCGTTAGAACGTTCTTGGGAGAAGGAAAATTTTGCCTATTTCATGGAAATGGGTACTGGAAAATCTAAAGTACTACTTGATAACTGTGCTATGCTTTATGATAAAGGGCTTATTAATGGGCTTCTTTTAATTGCTCCTAAAGGTGTATATAAAAACTGGTTTGAAGGTGAAATACCTACTCATTTAGTAGATCACATAGAGAAAAAAATAGTATTATGGAAAACCTCTGATAAATCCTCAGAACAATCTGTAAAACTAAACACTTTATTTTCCTTAGGCACTGAGTTTCACATTCTTCTTATGAATGTAGAAGCGTTCTCTTACCCTTTTGGATGTGAGTTTGCACGAAGATTCTTATCTTCTCATAAAGCCATGATGGCTATCGATGAGTCTACTACTATTAAAACTCCCACTGCAAAACGTACAAAAAATATTCTTAAGTTAAGAGACTTAGCTAAATACAGAAGAATTCTTACTGGTTCTCCAGTTACTAATTCTCCACTAGATTTATATAGTCAATGTGCATTTCTTGATCCCTGGTACCTTGGTGATCATCAATCTTATTTTACATTTAGAGCAAGATATTCAGTGATGAAGACTATTAACCTAGGTTCTCGCTCAGTTAATGTGGTAGTGGGTTATAGAAATTTAGGAGAACTTTCAGAGAAGGTTCAACCTTTTTCTGAAAGAGTTTTAAAAGATGATTGTTTAGATCTTCCTAAGAAAACATATATGAAGAGAATAGTGACCATGACTAAACCACAAGAAAAAGTTTATAGAGAAATGAAAAAATATGCGATGGCTCAACTGGAAGGAAAGAGTGTTACTACTTCTACGGTAATGGTACAGTTAATGAGATTGCACCAAATCACTTGTGGCCACTTTACTGCCGATGACGGAACTGTTCAAGAAATTCCATGTAATAGAGTTACTGAGCTGATGGACATCCTATCTGAAATGGAAGGAAAAGCCGTTATATGGTCTCATTATCAAAAAGACGTGCAGAGAATATTAAAAGAAATTAAAAAGAAATATGGAGACGACTCCGTAGTAGATTATTATGGACTAACTCCTCAAGACGACAGACAAGAGAATATTAAAAAGTTTCAAGAAGAAGATAAATGCAGATTCTTTGTAGGAACAACACAAACCGGGGGCTACGGCATAACTTTAACTGCAGCGAGTAATATGATTTATTTTTCTAATGGTTATGACTTAGAAAAGCGCCAGCAGTCTGAAGCGAGAATAGATAGGATTGGTCAAACTAAACCCATGACCTATATCGACATTATTACAGAGGATACAATTGACAATAAAATCTTACAAGCTTTGCGTAAGAAAGTTAATATTGCAACTGAGATTATGGGGGAAGACCTTAAGGAATGGATATAGGAAAATATAGGATATATGCGCGAGGCGCTATGATTTATGAAAATGGATAAAACTCTAATTTTTGGTTTCCCGGTTTTTACCACTAAAATCTCAAAAAGCCTCTATGAGAGAAAAAAAATAATTTCTACCATTGAACAAAATTTTAAAATAAACAACCAAAGAAATAAGTGGGACAAGCAGAGTGTCATGCACCATTCATATAATGACTGGTCCAATCCTACATACAAGAAGGTAAATTTTTCTACTCTTCTCCCTGTCTATAAAAAAGTAATTCAAGAAATTGTAGATCAAATGTCTTTCAGTAAACCTATAGAATATACCTTTCAAATAGTTAACTATACTTGTTTAGATAGTTCCAATTACATGGCCTCTCATGACCATCCAGGGTGTGACTTTAGTGCGGTCCACTATTTACAATTTGATAAAGTTAATCACAGTCCAACTCTTTTTGAAAACAGTTCACCTCATGCAAATTATATGCTCACACTTAGACCTGACCTACTTGCTACTCTAGCCCCCAATCATAATGTAAATTCATGGGCTTATAGAGATTGGAAAATGGATTCTGATGAAGATGATTTTTGTTTGGTCCCTGGAGTTATGCGTCATTGCATAGAGTCGCAGCAGTCTAAAAAAAAGAATAGAATAACCGTAGTTATAAATGTAGATATTAAAAAATGAGATGCTTAAAATTATAGAAGACAAAAACTTTTTATCTAAAACAAATAAGAAATTTATAAAACATGTGTTCAGTGATTGTTTTCCTTTTTATTATCGTAAATCTACCGACAGTGGTGTTAAAGATGATCCTTTTTTATCTCACAGTGTAATTAACAGACCGGAGGTTAGAAAAAAAACAGACCCTAAAATTAATTCTCCTTATTATAAAGACGTAGTAGACATCTTAAATAATTTTACTAGAAAAAATAACATAACATATAAAGAAATAATAAGAGCTTCTTTTAATTTTTGTTATCCTAACGGTAAAAAAACTTGTGGTTGGCATACGGATCATGACTTTCCTCATTGGCAGCTTGTTGTATATCTTAACGATTGTGATAAAGACAGTTTTACTGTGTTAAAAGAAAACAATAAAACTATAAACATTAAACCTGCAAAGTACAAAGGTGTGTGTTTTACTAGAGTTAAACATAGAATGATTTTTCCAAAACAAAAAGAAAGGGTAATACTAGTTATTACATTTAGATGAATATAGAATGGGAACCAATGTTTCATCTCCCTAAATGGAGTTTAAACATTAAGGATTTTAAAAAGAAAAAGGAACAACTTACAGACTTATTAGGAGAGTATCCTGAGAAACCAAATCCGTTTGGAAATTTTTTAACTAACCGCGCTGCGTGTGAAGACGATGGTGGAAGAATGTTAATTGAACACTTTATTTTAATTCTAGAAGAAGAATTAAAAGAAGTAGCGAAGGCTGTTCAAAAAAATGTGGCTGTCACTTCAGTGTGGTCTGTGTCTTATCCTAAAAATACTTATCATCCTGTACATAATCATGGGTCCGTAGGTCTGAGTGGTATTATTTATTTAGATTATGAACCTAGACATCCACAGACTATTTTTGTATGTCCTTGGAACAATTGGATTACAGATGAAACATTATTAAGTCCTCCGAAGGTAGAAGAAGGACAGCTAGTGCTCGTGCCTAGTATGCTACTTCATTATACGGAACCTAATCTCTTATCTAAACCTAAAAGAATAGTTGGGTTTGATGTTAAGCTTTCTTAAAAAATAAAGCCATTGTGAATCTGAAAGCAGGACCAATAACTGCCTGGGGTCTTATAGTATGGGGTTCATTATCAAATAATATAAATCTTCCTGGGATATAAGGAGAAGTAAAGTCTACCTCTCTCATATTTTCTTTATAAAAAATAGTTTCGCCGGCCCAATTGTGACGCCACTCTAGATTAATATAGTAGAGAATAGATATGACTCCATCTAAATGGGTGTGAGTATAATAATAATCTCCAGGCTTAACAGCATTGATAGTACATTTAAAGAAGTCAGCCATGGTAAGATCAAATTTAGATTTCTTTAAAACTTTTTCTAGGTAAGGAACAATCTTACTGTCCTTTAAATCTTGGAGAGTCCAAGGAGAATGAAAATCATGTTTAGATCTTAACTCTAAATCATCACTATCATTCCAACCAACTATGCGGTAGTTAGAATTAACTGCAAAGTTATATATGTAATTCCTAATTCGTAAGGGAACTACCTCGTCGTATATTTCTATCATTCTTTCTATACACTATCTAGAAAACGTATTTATTCAATAGTTCAAAAGCCACGGCCCCCACCGTAAGCAGTAATACCCAATAGACCCTGTCTATCTTGCCACCCAATTCGTGTATCGTTTCGTGCATATGATGTAAATCTCTTTTATGCCCTTTGATATGTCCGTAGAGAGCGAGTACATGCTCGCGATTATTTTTTGGTTGCAGTGCCATTAGGTTATGACTCCTCTGTGTTTTCGTCTCATTAATTTTTCTTCATTTGTTAAGTAAGCTTCTTCTGTTGGGGTCAATCCACTTTGTAATAAATTAGCTTGAGCTCCCTGCAGGGCTTGGCCTTGCGTAATTGTCTCTTTATTAGGCATAGCTGAAGTAACTGTTTGAGGTAGTGGTGGTGTAACAATATCTTCTAGTAAAAAATCTGGAAGATTTAAATCAAAAAAATCAGATAAAGATTGAGTTCTCATAGCTCGATACATATTTCTTAGAAGAGGGGCAACCATTTTAAACATGTCGGCATCACCTAACTCGTTAGCAATCTCTTTAAATCTGTCTCTAATATCTTGAGAAGGATAATAGGGTTCAAACTTACCTCTCTTTAAATTTGCAAAAGTTGTAGAAGTAAGTTGTCTGTCTTCAAATTCTTTTCTTAATGTAGGAGTACTCTCCCCTAATGTTTCTGCGGCATTAATGTTTTTAAACATTTCTTTTTGAACTTCATATCTTGCTTTGTTAGATGCATAAAATTTTTTAATAACATCATTGGGGTCAATGGGACCTCCTTTTAATAATCCAAAATAACCTCCTGTGAATTCTCTTCTCGCTTCTCTTATTCCTCTTTGGTATTCAGCAATTTTAAAACCCATTGATCTTAAGGGATCAACTGTAATAGGTCTAAACCCTATAAGCCCTAACATTTGATCATCTAATTCATACATCTCTCCAGTCTTACCTGGTGTTTGATTAGCGGCATTAATTATTCTTCCATACTGACTAAATCCTCCTGGCTCTAGAGCTTTCCATAAGTGTCTCATTTTAATAGCTAGCTTATCTCCCAAAGGAGTTTGATCGGTATATAAAGTTCTACCATCTCTAGTTCTTCCACCTCTCCCTGGTAAAATACTAAAGTTTACATCTGCTGCAGCTTCTGTCCAAATAGATTCATCAATAAAAGGAGCAACCAATTCAGTTACAGCATCTTCAGCTCCCGCTGCAAACCCTTTTAAAATTGTATCACCGTCTTTAGTACTTGCTGCTATCTCATTTGCAAAAGTTCTAAAAGGTCTGACAATTAAATCGTAAGCATTCGAGTGACTGAAATCTATATATTTTAAGTCTCCTGTTTCTTCATCTCGAATTGGAATAAGAGTAGAATTCTTAGACCAGTCAGGAACGAATTGTCTTAACGCATTAATTTCATCTTCAGTTACATTATATAAAGCCTTGGCTCCTTCAACCATTCCTGTCGGAACAGCGGCTAAAGTAAATGCCATGCCCGCTACTCTCTGGGCTCCGATTCTCCATAAAGGATTATCATTAGCAACCAGTCTTCCTAATTCCTTGTCCCAAACCATCGGCGCAAGATCGGTACCAATAGTGGGTCTTGAGTGTCTCATTTCTGTGACTGCTGTATCAGCAATATTAGTTGTAGTTCTAATCATCTCTGATGGGAACGACATAAAGTTACCAACCGGAAGTAGTCGAGCTGTTTTTACATACTCCCCTACGTATGAATAATTTGGTACTGTGTTTCTAACAACAGAAGCAGCCCCTTCTTTTAATTCTTTAGCTGTTTTGATTATTCCTTTGGCTCTATAAGCTTGATCTCTTCTATTTAATTCTACAAAGTAATTTGTTATTTTCCAGAAATCATCTTCAGCTACATACTTACCCTGTAAATATTCAGGGATTTTTTTAATCTTTGCTAGCATGGGTCTCATCACTGCATCTACATCTGTAATCTTATCTCCAAACTTAACGTCTCTTAAAAGATTTCTTAAGTCTCCTATTTGAACTTGGGAGTTTACGATTCCTAGTTCTAGTAATTCTCTATACGCTTTTTCAAATTCCTTACTTTTAAATCTAGTATTTTTTATATTTGTTACCCCAGATATCTGCCATCCCTTTCTAAAAGATTGACCCAATAGTTTAGGATTTATTAATCCTTCAAATAAAACTCCATTGGCTGCAGCAAATGCACCAGCACTTAAGAAGTTACGTAAGTGTGTTGGAAGTGAAAAAACAGTCTTAGCTAATTGTGCTGTGGCTTTGGGTAACAAAACTAAATTTCTATACATCCAAGATACTGTTTGCTCAGGAGCGGCAGCACCTGCTCTTCCTCTAACTGCTTGAGTTAAGAATCCTTCTGTAAGATGATTGGCTCTAGCTAATGCTTCAGCCATAGGTTTTGTGGTCCACATATCTGCCAAAGGATTTACTATATTTCCTCCCTTAAATTTTGTTAGCTTACCCATTAGTTGATCTACTTTAACCACATCAACTACTCCATTGGTAGCTTTGAGAGCTTCATTTTTACTTCCCCAAAAAGAACCTTTACTAGGATCAAGTTTTTTAATCTGCTCATTAGTTATTCTCATCTCATCTAACATAGAACTCATTCTAGCCATCCCTGATAACTCAGTAATCGCATTGAAGATAGAATATTTAGGATCCTTTATTTCTCCTAAAAGATTTTTGATTTGTTTAATAGGGGCGCCTGTACCATCAACTAAATCATCATAAAACTTTTCATAACCTAAGTCTTCTACAGTTTTTTTAATATAACTAGGGTCAGGTAAAGATGCACTTGACTTTCTTACCTTGACACCGTCCTCTAAAATTCTATTCACCAATTGTCTGGACTCTTGTTCTGCTGTGCTAGCAGCGATTTTTGGATTCTCTCTTCTTATTAAATTTTTAAAAAAATTAGCAGCGGCTCCCTTAACTTCATCTGTAGGTTTATATCTACCAAAGAATCCAAGGATAGGGGCATCTTCAAAAATCTTATAAGTATTACCGGTATAGTTTTTAATTCTTTCTTTTAAAATTGTTACCAACTCTTTTTGTCCTTCGTATTTTCCAACTGTACCAAGTAAAGTAGCAAACTCTGTTCTTGCATCTGTTAATACATTTATAATTTCATTTGTTGTCTCTTTATTTATTCCTTTATTTCTCAAGGTTGCTGTAAAATCTTTTATCTTTTTATTATTAAAGACTTGAGTCATGTCTCCATCAAATATCATTTCATTAACCTCACTCAGAAAAGCGCTCTTTTCTTTGGGGCTTAAAGTCTTGTCTAAAACTTTTTGCATTTGGGGAAAAGATTTATCTATAGTTCGTGTAAGATTTTTAATTAATTCAGTGGCTCTGTTAGTATCCGATGCTCTGAACCCTTCCATTACCCGTTGAGAACCAAATACTTCTTTGGTTAAAGGTCCTTCAGGTGTTAAAGGTTCGATGATATACTTGTTGGCCCACCGAGCCCATCGTGAATCACTATAAGCCCAATCCTTTCCTCTGGAACCCAGAGCTTTAATAGTTTTACCAGCCCCTCCTACGAAAGGAGTTAGAAGCAAAGACTCACTACCAAATTTAATTCTATTCATTAATTTTCTTGCAGCGTCTTCTCTTCCCTCGGTTTCCCAGGTGTCTAATTGAGTAGGTCCTTTATCAAATAAATCTCCAAAGCTTCCTATCTTTTCTACGTCTGCAACAAAAGTTTCCCCAGCCGCACCCCCTAATGTACCTGCAGCAAATTTTGCATAACCCGCTTGTTCATTTAATTCCTTAGCCAGCTCTCCTTTTTTAAACCAGTCTGCACTGGCTTTGTTTTTTCCAAGTTGCATAAGTTTGCCAGCTTTTCTGGCCTCCATATACGTACCTGCTAATTTACTTCCTAATTTAAAACCATAGGCTCCTGGTACACCAATAGAAACTAAAGCTTCTGCTAGTTTACCTGCGCCATGTTGCTCGGCTATCTCTTCAAAGGGATTTAGTTTATCAAAGAATGCTTCTACCGATGCAGCTGTATCTGTATCAGCTCCTAGATCTATTAATTCTGCTGCTAAGGAAAAAACTCCTTCAGGGACTTTAAGAATACCAGACGCAACTCCAGCTGCGCCGGCTTTATACCAGCTTACTTCATTACCTAATTCGGCGTCTAGTAAGGGAAAATATTCATTTGTTTCTGCCATTTAAATGCCCCTAGGGTGTAAGCATCTGTTGGCCAATACCCGTTTTAAAAATGTCTTCGCTAATATCATATTTACCTACTTCTTTCACAGGCTCTGGAGCAATTGGTATTGATATTTCGTCAATAGTATTCCATTCAAATTTAACTCCTGGTTTACCATCTTTCCATTCAATCATTTTGTATGTTTGAGAGAAAGGATCATAAACTATTTTACCATTTAAACTTTTTAAGACTTTAAGATTAGATTTATCTAGTGTCTTATCAAGCCCAATACTTTTCATATCAAATTCTAATACTCCACCATAACGCCCTCCAGATTTGTTAATAAGAGCAGCTTCATTTTCTATAGTCCAGTCTGCTGCATGATCTGCTATCTTAACAGGCATATCATTCTTAAGAAGTTTATCTAATACAACATTTTTTAAAACGTTGCCTTGTCGATCGTCATATTTACCAGCGTCAATTCCCATTTGTTCTAATCTTTCTCTGTTGTCTGCATTCAGTTGAGCTAAGGCTATTTCATCCTCGCTTTTTAATCCCATTTGTGCACCAGCTAATCTTATATCTCTGTCACCTTTTGCTCTTGTATTTATATCTCCTAAAGCTTGTTCAGTTGCGGGACCAGTTGCTCTAGCTAAAGTAGCCAGAGTTCCACCTCTCTTAGGCTCATTCATCATCGCTGGGCCAGCTCTTAATAACCATGCAGTTAAAGGATCGACTCCACCATAATCACCTGCTGCGTCCCTTAATCGTTGTGTGTAATCTGTTCCGGTAGAATGATTTACTCTGGGTGTAACGTTGTTCATAATACCAGTCATGACTTCTCCACCTCTGCGAAACATAGGTCTTCTAAATGTATTACTCATATTTTTAACTAAAAAAATCTTTTGTACCAGCTCCCATTAATCTATAGATACCAGCTAGAGTTGTACCTGCTCCTAAAACTGATCCTAGTCCACTTGGAGAAGGAGAAACTGTTTGTTGAGTTGAACCTGGGTATCCAGAAATCATACTTGCAATTCCTGTTCCATATCTTTCAGCTGTTTGTAATGGTTGATACGCTTTTTGATATGCTAAATTTTTATCTGCTCCAAGAAGTGCTTGTTCTTGACCTTGTCTTGCTCCACCCATCGCAGTTAGACCTGCAATTTCTGAACCCATTAGTTGAGGAGACAGTGTTGCTAGATTCATTTGATTAGCAAAATTTGTTTGAGCTCCTTTTTGCGCTTCACCATAACCCGCTTGATTTAATTGGGCCAGTAATGCTGCCCTATTCATGTCACTTGATTGTTGGTACTCTGCTGCCTGAACTCCTTCTCTTCCTCCACCTAATGCACCTTGACCATAAGCCTGTGCTTTTAATGAAGGTAAACCTTTAGCTGCCTGGGCATCGAATTGATCCATTGTAGCTTTAATAACGTCTGCCTGATATGGGGACGTGTAGGCTTGATAGGCTTGTGGCCCTGTAGAAGCTGCGGCTGAATATTGACCACTAGTTAAATAAGGAGCGTAACTTCCTAGTCCACTTGATAATCCATAAGCTTGAGTTGTAAAGGGATCTTGGCCAGCTACAAAGCCTCGGCCCATAAATGAAGATGGATCAATACCTTTGGCTCCACCAATTGCACTTGTTAAATCACCTAAATAATCTTTAGCCGGTGCTTCAAGAAATGGAGGTGGTAATGTTTGTACCTGTTGAACTTCAGCCATTATGCTATCCTGTTTTCTAAATTTTTCATTTGATCGTACATTACTTGTGCGCCCTTTTCAACGCTTCCACCACCTGCTGCCTTAACGGCATCAGCGGTAAATACAAATTCATTATTTGATAACATAGCCGGTATGTCATCTGCCTTTTCTTTTACCCCAACTGGTGGAATAAATCCACCACTATCTCTTAAATCTAATTCCTTAACACCTGCGCTATTATTTCTAACGGGTAGTTGACCCATGATGCCTGCTGCTTCAGCCGTTTGATCTGGACCAAACGCAAAGCCTGTTCTTCCGCCTGTCGCATTTCCTTCTCTCATTCTAATTTTTATTTTTTCTTTTAAAGGTAAGTCATTCCATTCCTGGACACTCATATCTAAATCTTTTTTCTTCAACCACTCTCCTTTAAATTCGTCTCTTCCTTCTGCTGTGTATTCATGAAATCTCTTTTTTGCCCAGTCTCCTATGCCAAACTCAATTCTTCCGCCCTCAGCTCTTCTAGTTCCTTGACCACCCGGTCCTTCTTCGTGAGCTTGATTTGCAGCGGCTGTTTCGCTCATACCTCCAGCCATTAATTCGTCAACCCGTACAGTAAACCAATCCGGTCCTCTGCCTCCGCCACGCAACCCAACTCTGCCACCAGTTGAATACATATTTTGCTCGACCCAGATATCTACTTCTTTTTCTGTTTTGTCAGGGTGAGTATTAGTATGATACATTTTTAAATAATTTCTTAAAGCGTCTGGATTATTTCTTAAAGCTTTTATGTCATCTGGTTGCATGTTTTCAAACATTTGTGCACCCATTCCTCCTGCTACTGCTGCTGTGCCCCAGCCTAAAGCTGTTGGCATCATTGAGCCTGCGCCTTTAGTTAATCCCCATTTACCTAATAGACCTTTTGTTAATGGAGCTCCTGTCCAAGCTGATGGACCTGCTCCTGTTAAACCTCCTATACCAGCAGAAGTACCAATACCTCCTGGTGTTCCAAATAAAGCTGGTCCTATCTTGCTACCCCATCCCTGCCAACTTTTAGGGCCGAACCAACCAGCGTGAGTACCGTAAGCTCCTAAACCTAATAGTGCTGCTTTACCTATTGGACTCTTAACAAATTTCTTAGCTGCTTTACCAACACTTTTAAATAGGCTTCCAAGACCGAAATTAACTCTGCCTCCTGAAGCATATTGATAGTCCTCCATAAATTCGTCTTTAGTTACAAACTCTTGTTCTAGTTTAATTTGTTTGGCTTTATAATTCTGGTAAATCTGTTCCCATTCGTCTTCCCAACTTGGCTCGGAAGCTACTCTAATAGTTGTTTCTTCATCAATGACTTGATCTTTTGGATCTTCGTCCCAAGGATTCTCTCTTTCCCATGGTGGGGTAGAGCGATCTGTCCTCATATCTCCTTCATATTTAATGCTTGGAGCGTCTCCGATTAATTTTTCTGAAATATCAATATCTGTTATAGCCATAATTATGTCGCAATTGGTGTTTGAGTGCAGGCCTTATTGTCCTGAATTATCACACTTTATTTGATTTTTTTATCTTCGTCAACACGTTTAAAGGGTTGAGTACCTTGATATAGATCGTCCCAGAAACGACCACAGTATTGATACTCGCCGACATGAGTAATGTAATCTTTAATATAAATATGTACTTTTCCACCCATATCACTCCATCGTTGACAGAACCCAAAGTCTTCACCGTAATATCTTTTAGTCTTAGGATCATGCAATGTATCAAAAAGATTATAAGTATGGGGAGTTTTAACTTCTTCTCCATTAATAATTGTAGGTTGGAACACCTCTAATTCAGGGTAGTGTTTCATCATTTTTTCTAGTACTTCTCTTTTAATTAACATGCATCCAGTCGGAGCATGCGTAACTTCTACTACTCCTTTCTTAGATTCAATGACTTTCTGGTTCTCTACTTTTAAAGGAAATGTAAAACCTGCTTTAGATAGGTCATCTTTATTAGTAACCGCTCTGTCTCTGTCATGGGTTCTGTTCCATATCTTGTCCCAACTAATAGTCTTCATGGGGTAAGGACATGCAATAAGATCCAAGTCTTTCTCTAGCATAGAGAAAATAGTTTTACTTTGAAAGTCTATATCTGAATCTATAAATAATAGATGAGTATATTTATCTGCGTGGTTTAACATTTCAGCTACACATAGATTTCTTCCCTGTGTAACTAAAGAAGATTTCATTAGAGTAAAACTAACTAACATCTTTTTCAAGAGACATTCTTGTTGAAATTTTAAAACTGCTTGGCAGTAGTGCATACTCACATCACTATGAACTGGAGTACAGACCATTACTTTATAAGGAGATTGACCCCCTATATTAATAGTAGTTACTGCGCCACTAGAGTTAGTATTGTTTTGTTTGATGGTTTGATAAGTATCCTCATTAAACCATATAGGCTCATTGGGCTTTCGCACTTATTGCTCCTTCTAAAAATTTAGTCCACGTAGTACCTATCTTGCCCCATCCATAATAGATGTTAGCATAATGAGATTGTGATTCTAAATGATTTAAAACTTCATTTTCATGTAATTTATTTGCTGTTTGTTCTATAGCAAAAGCAAACTTTTGAGCCATCACCCTATGATCATTTTCGTATGGAACATACAAAGGAAACTCGGCTCCTGTTTCATATAACGCACCGAAGTCATTAACTATACAAAATATACCTGCGGCCATACATTCTAATAAAGAGATACAAAAAGTTTCTTCAAAGATAGATGGATATACATACATTTGATATTGTTCTAAATTGTCTTTAATATGTTCATTGGGTTGATAACCTATGTAATTAACATTAGGTAATTTTGTAGCCTGCAAATATAACTCTTGGTAATCTTTATCTGTTTCATTAAAAAAGTGTTCTCCATAAACCCTTGTAGAAGAATACACATCTAAAGTTATTAAAGGATTCTTAACCAACTGCATGGCTCCCAATAGAACTGAGAGTCCTCTCCAGGGTGTGTTATGATGAATTATTTTAATGGCTTGACCTTTTTTATATGCAGGTGCTCTTTGGATACCACTGATTCCATTCTTAATAACCACACATCTATGCGTGGGTATATCAAATTTTTTTCTAAACTGTTCATAGTTCCAATGACTATTGAAAACATACCAGTCATATTTATGGTGATTACTTTTATCACTAAACCAGGGATTTAAATTAGGTTGGTCCCATGAATTTTTCTGCCATAGAATATTAACTTTATCCTTATGCAAAGGAACTCGTTCAGGCACAGATGTACAAATCTGTACTTCTTCCAATAATTTAAAATCTACATTTCTTTTTAAATAATCGAGCTGTAGTTCTGTTCCACCTCTAGGTGATTTTGGTCTTAACGGATCACTTTGATTTGTTATCTTCATCTTTAAGCATTACTTTCTGTATAGCATTCATTCCTTTAGGGGACACTGTTACAGCACAGTCTTGTACTATATCAGGCCCTTCTTTCTTCTCCAAAGAAGTCTCTCCGGTTTTTGTATTTCTATAAGTGATTACAGTTGTGCAATCTATTTTAGTTATCTCAACCATTTTCATTCTCCCTATTTATAAGCGCATAGTTGCATACAACAGTAAGTTCATTAGCTGTTGCAGCTTGAGCTTTTATAGCATCTCCTGCTTCTAAATTCAACCCTTGAACTGTGGCATTTACTACCGAACTAGACAAAATATTATCTCTAAAAAATTCATAATTAGTAGTAGCTGAAAGATCATAAAGGCTGGCATTACATAGTATAGTTCCGGTACTTGCATTAGAAAAATAGCAACTTTTAACTATGGCCACGGCTGAGGTACTAATAGTAAGGACCGTCGTTAGAGCAGTGTTTGTTAAAGCTATGCTTTTATTTTTATATTGTATACTCATGATAAGAAATAATTAAATGCGTCCTGTTCGTTTTTCATGTCTTGTTGAAATGAAAAATTTAATTGTGTTTTAACTGTGTCGAGAGCTTCTAGAACTTGTCTCTGGTTCTCCACCTTATACTCTTCCTGTGGTTCAGGTATGTATGCTGTTATCTTTGCCATTACGATATCAATGAGTATGCCGATGCTGGTAAAGAAAGAGGTGTTCCTTTCTTCTCTTGATTTTGTTTATCCAGTTTCATTAACTGTTGTACATTCTCTAAACCGAAACCAGTTTGGTTATAAGAATTGAATGCGTTCTTTAATTTTTTATCTAGGATACTACCCTCTGTAAAAGCTAATTGGCCTTCTAGCTCCTCTGTGTCTTGTAGATTACTTTGGTTGTTTCCTATCCCGTAAATTATACTTTGATCCGGATTTATATTATATTTTTTATCAAACCATTGTTTTCCTTTTTGCATACCCCAAGGTAGAAGTCCCATTGGACCCTGATCCTTAAATAACTTTATTAGACTCAGGGCGTTTTTACCTTTGTCAAATGTTTCAATTACATCAGAAATATCTAGGGTTGGACCTTGACCTTGATTATTTCCTCCACCCACATTTCCTGCGTGTAAATTTCCAGATGTAGTTGAGCCATGATGGAGAGCGCCTAGTCCTCTTGCTTGAGCTGCTCCCGGCGACATACCTAGTCCTTGGTCTTGATCTTGATGAGGATTACCTTGAGCATAACCTAATCTCATTATTCCACCTTGTGCCATAGGATCTCCAGCAGTTGCTATAGATTCTTTACTTCCTGGATGCTGATAGCCTACTCCCGTATTATTTCCTTGATTGCCTTGAGCAATTTTTGAAATGTTTGCTTTCTTAGTTTTCATTGCATCACTATAATGATCTATGTCTCCATATTTCTTCATCCACTTCTGTGCCATCTCTTGTGGAGTCGTAGAACCAAATGCAGAACTTCCTGGTGCATTCATTCCTTGGAATGGTCCGCTTGTCATTTGATATGGATTGTTTTGTGCAAATGATATGTTACCACCACCTACACCATAA